TTTGCAATGGCGGCGGCCAGCTTCTCCATGTTGGCCGCGTTGTCGCCCTTCTGGATCATGTCCAGGGTGACGCCGAACTTGGCAAGTTCCGCAGTCATTTTTTTGGTTTCTTCCGACATCTTCGTCATCTGGAAGATTGTAACCGACGTGCCATCGGCGAAGGTCTGTATTGACTTGCCCGAGGTCTCCAGGCTCAGCTTGTTGAGGGCGCCGATCAGCGGCGTCACCGACCTCATGAAGCCCTCGGCCGAGCCGCCGGCCGCCTCGATCGCTGCACGGTATTTCAGCCACTGCGGGATGCTGATCGTCAGTTTGTCAGCCTGGCTGGAAATCGTTTGCGCGGTTTCGCCGGCGCCGGCAGTCAGGCTGCGCACGATAGCGCTGATGGCAAACGCAATGGCAGTCGCGGCAACCGTGAACTTAGTTGCAGCCGACGCCAACGAGGTCCCGATCGACTGACCGGCCGCCTCGGCCTGCCGCCCGGCTTGCTCGATGGCGTTGCCGGTTTGCTGCGCCGCCACCGCCAATTGATCGAACGCCTGCTTACTCTTATCGATCTGCGCCGAATCGATGATAGGCTTTTTGGCGGCATCCTGGATCTGTTTGAATGCCCTCTCGCCGGCGACACCGAGCGCCTCGAGCTTCTTGCGGATATCATCGGCGCCATCGATGCTAATACGCGTGGTGATGGTGCCAGCCATGGCTTCAGACTTTCATCCGCTTCTCGAAGAATTCATCAAGCCGCGCGGCGGCGGCGGCGAAGATGCGCATCAGATCCCATCGCTTCCTGATATTGACAGAGCTTACGCCGACGAACAGCGGCCCCGCGAGACGATTGGCCGCATCGAACATCAGCGGCGGCTTGCCGGCGATATTCACTGACACCAGCTTGCGCCCGTACTGCTTCGGCGAGTGCACGCCTTGCGGCAGGTTCTGCTCGATCGGCAGCCACAACAACGGCCGGCCCTGAATCGTCATGCCGAATTCGAACACATTGGCGAACGGGATCTTATCGAAGATCACTGCGGCCGGATCGCTGCCTTTGTTGGGATAGAAGCTGTAACTCAACGCACGCTGCCATCGCGACGAGAATCCGGCCGCTGCAATATTCTGCCGACCCTGCTTGATCGCGAGGTCTGCAGCATCATGCACCGCGCCGACTTCCGCCGCATAGATCTTCTGTTCGATCTCCTCAATCAGCTTTTCCAGCGCAGCTTCGTCGGCCGAGAAAACCAGTTTCACGCATCCAGCTCCTTCAGCACCTTGTCGAGCGTCTGCTTGTCGCCTTGGGCGCCGACCGCCGATATCACCAGTTGGTTAGCACGGTCGATGCGATCGAGCTTGTCGGAGAATTCGAGCCAGGCCACGATCTGGCGCGGCGTCAGCGTCATTGCATGGTCAGGCGCGAATCCGCGTCGGACGATGGCGGTAACGGCGATGGCGATTTCTTCAAGCGTATTTTGATGGTCTTTGCTCCTTCGCCAGCGCCGCCGATCAGCGCGGTCAGTTCCTCGACGAAGGAGCCGATCCCGTTTGGGAACGTAAGCCCGAAAATGGCGCGCAGCAGCTTGATCTGCTGCTCGGGCAATAATGCCGCCGCCCGCTGCTCATAGACTTCCTCATCGCGATGTCCGCAGCCGGCCGCGATGATCGGCCCGACCGCCGCGCCACAGCCCGCAATCAGCCGCGGCACCAGGTCGCCGCTGTCGCTCGCCGTGCTGAGCGATTTCAATGCGGGAAACCGCGAGACAATCGACGCAATCGCATCGACCGAAACGCCGCGCACCTTGATTCTGAGCTCATCAATTGTAACGCTCGCAACCGCGGTCGATGGCGCAATGTCCAGCAGGTCGGCCATCACGCGCTCACCACTTCGTCGCGCACGGTCCAGACGCCGAAGCTGCCATCAGCGCCTTTCTGCACCTCGGCCGTGAGTGTCAGCTCCGTGAACTTGTCCTCGGCGGTAATGAACGAGAAATCACCTTCCGGGATGAACGACACGGTAGCATCGAAATCCACTTTTTGCCCGATGTCGTTGGTACCGACGACCTTGATATCGCCGACGAACTCGGTCTTTTTCAGACCATGAAGCGTGACGTTGCCATCGGTGTCGGTGCCCGACTCGCCGAGCGCAAAGTAGGCGAGATTTTCCCCGGTGATTTCGTCGAGCGTGATCTTGACGGTCGCGCTGATTTGCGTAATCGCCGTGAAATCTTTCGTTTTCACACCTTCCCTCGAACTGAAGTGCTCGAGCTTCTCGATTGCCGGCGTATAGACGAACGACGGCGCGTTGCCGAGGTCGCGGTAGGTCGACTGGCCAACCTCCTTGAACGAAACGATTCCCTTGCCGATATGGTAATTTTGTACGTTGGGGCTCGTAGGCATCGCCGTTTTCTCCCTTCAGAGCTCGTCAGGTTTCAGGGTGTACTTGAACATGAACTGCGCCCGCAGCGCGCCGTGCATCGAGCGCATCCAGCCGACGTCGGTCTGGCAGCCGAGATAGCGGATCGCGCCATTGCCGAACCGGCCGGTCTTTACGATCTGCTCGTTCAATTCGCTGTCGGTCAGTACTCGCTTGATCAACTCCCGCCGCAGCACGGTCAGTTCCGAGCCGACCTGTCCGGCAGTCTTTTCCGCAATGACGATCTCCGGCGTCATCCGCACCAGCGTCGGGCGGTTGGCCGGACGCTGGCCTACGTCCTGGGCATCGTCGGTTTCCTCGTCGGCATCGAACACCACCACTGCCGGCAACTGATCCTCGGTGATGTCGACGTTGTTGCGATGAACCGAGCGCATGTTCGGGATGGTCGCCACTACTTCGAGCAGCCGCACCAGCACGGCCTCGCGGGTGTCAACCATCGCCCACCGCGCTCAATTCACTCAGACCCGTGGTGTCGGGCAGCGGGTCGTAGATGGTGATGGATTGGAGGGCTGCAGGATCGCTCCCACCCGGAGAAACCAGTGCAGCAACCAACGGATTACTCGTTGGCCAGTCCACTGTATTAAAGACTGCGGCAGTCGCCAAAGAACCATTTGCAGCAAATTCACCTCGTGTCTGGGTCACAGTAATGGCGATACCATTAACTCCGTTACCGCCACTATTGATAGCTCCAGTCAACGTAGCGGAAGCAGGACCGCTATAACTACCCACTACGAATGAATTCGGAGAAGCCCTTATTTCGAAATATACGGCATCGTTGCCGTTTGCCGCCACGATGTAGAACGCCAGCCCACCTTCATTGACCACTGGAATAGTGTATCCAAACCGGATCGTGCATCCTGCAAGTATTTTCGACAACGCCGCACCAATAAAAGCAAAATCATTGGCACCTGAACTGCTATCATAACCATATGCATTGAGCCTTGCTGAATCGTAACTTGTCGGTCCCCACGCATTTAACGTGTTCGGATCACTGCCCAGCAGCGTATCTATCACCACCTCAGCCCCGTTACTCCACGCCCGCCCCTGCGGCGTGCCGCCAAGAAAATCGATATGGATTTTGGCGTTAGCGGGCACCCAGTCTGGAGTCGTAGCACCGCCGCCCCCATTGCTCGATTCAACCGCCTTCAACAGGAACCGCACCTCGCCAAGGTCTTCGCCGTTCGGACTGCCGCGCAGTTCGTAGGACCGCACCACCCAGGACCGCCCATTGAAACTCAGGCTCGCATCCATCCAGTCATCGCGGCTGATCCCGTTTCGCTCCAGTTCCGGTATCCGCACGAAGGCGCCGGGGCCAACGCTGCGCACTTCGGCCGAACCGGCCGGCAGGATCTTCGGCCGGGTATCGTCGATCACGGTCAATGGCACCGTGCTTCCGCCCGCCGCAAATTGCGCCTCCACTCCGATCTCGGCATAGACCGGGTCGTAGAGCAGCACGCTATAGTCAAGCATCGCTCAGCTCACCCTCTTGAAGGCAAAACTGCCGATGTCCTCGCGGCCGAGTTCAGTCTCGATCCGGTTTTCCTCAACCAGCTCGAAACCGAAACTCTGCATCATGAATACCAATCCTTCGGACGTAAAATACCAGCAATGCTCCTTCGGCTTATAGTGCTTCGATGCCAGCACATGATCAGCGTCGCGAAAGACTGGCAGCGACAGGAACAGCCATTCGCGCACGTTGTCTAGCAGCATCGGATAGTTTGGCATGTGCTCGAGCACGTCCCACATCGTCGCCGCCTCGAACGGAGCCGCATATGGATCGGCGAACAACCTGCGCGACCGTAGCCACTTGATCCCGCACGGATTGACATCGTAGCCGAACGTCGGACGCATCGGTCGCTGATGCCGCCGCGCCTCGACGAAAGCACCGCTTCCAATCCCGATATCGATCAATGATCCCTGATAGTGCTGCGCGACGAAATCGATTCGTGCCTGCATCAGGGCCCGTCCAATATCGGTGTCGGCGTTGCGGGCGAAGTTGTCGAAATAGTCCTGGTCGTAAGGTTTGATGCCGGCCTCGACCGGATACCAGCCGATGCCGAGTTGCGGCCACCAGGTGAATCGGCAGGCGGCAAACGTCTCCACCATCCAAGGAACTGGCCAAGCGGGTCGGAGATCGTCTTCTCGCAGGCGTGCAGCATGTTCGTGCATTTGCAAAACTTCTCCGGGTAAGCAAACCCGATCCGGCTCAAGTCAAGCCGGCGATCGGTAATCTTGTTGGGCGCATTGTGGCCACCATGGCCGCCCAGCACCACGAAGGTATCGACGTGAAGCGCCAGGCCAGCCGGCACGATCCACCCCACACCGCCGACCACGATGTCGGCATCACGGACCAGTGCCAACAGTTCGCGCACATTGAGTTCGCCGCGCACGAAGTAATGATGCGCCGGCGGCAATTCTCCGACCAGCCATTCGGCGCCCGCTTCGAGATCGGCCACCACAACTACGGTATGAGTATCCATCAATTCAGCGGCGATGGCCGCAACATATTCCGGCTTAGGATTGCGCGCCTCGTTCTTCCATTCGCTGCGCACCGTTACCGGACGGATCACCGCGACCGGCCGATCCGATTCCACTGGCGATCGTCCCATTCTCGGCAAGGTGAATA